TGGGCATCTGCACAATGGCTTTCAACCTTAATGGTTTTAACTTTAATCAGTCCATCGTTGACACTAACGGCAAGGTCATTCCTACTTGGGCAGACATTGTAAACAGACAAAACCTTGGATTCGAGGTTATGCACGAGCGTAACGCACACAACTTTCCACTCGACTTAGCATCAGCTGAGTCAACACAAGTTGCCCTTACAGCACCAGCTATAGGGTAACAGCCACGTCCGTTCATCCATTTTATGGACGCATGAAACCTAGGCATGGAACGGGGCTTAGGTATATGGAGATTACAATGCAAGTAACTTACGTATATCGTGGCATTGCTTACACAAAAATTGTGAAGTAATAACAGCACGGGGAGCACCTCAGAGTCGGACTCCCCTGCACTTGGCTTTTGCCCTCTAAGGAGGATACCTCTAGCCGTCTAGACGGTGTGGATAGACACACAAAATCTCGAGAAAAATTTGTACAAAACAATATAAACCCATAACAAACCATAACAATGGCACAACAAAACAGCACACTAACCACGGCTCTTACTAGCCCGGGTGCTAATAATAGTGCAATCGCTAACACAACAGAGCGAAGGGCACTTTATTTAAAGTTGTTCAGCGGTGAAATGTTTAAAGGCTTCCAGCGTAATACAATCGCTAGAGACCTTGTAATGAAAAGAACACTTACTAACGGTAAGAGTCTTCAGTTCATTTTCACCGGTAGAACAACTGCGGAGTATCATACTCCCGGAAACAGCATACTAGGTAACAGTGATTCTGCACCTCCAGTAGCTGAAAAAACCATAACTTGCGACGACCTATTAATTAGTTCTGCGTTCGTTTATGAGCTAGATGAAACACTAGCACACTATGATCTAAGAGGAGAAATCTCCAAGAAGATTGGTTATGCTCTAGCAGAGAAGTATGACAGAAAGATCTTCAGATCAATCACCAAGGCAGCTAGAGAAGCTAGCCCAATCACAAAGACTAACTTTGTTGAGCCCGGTGGTACACAGATCCAAGTAGGAACATCTACAAACGCATCTGATGCTTACGATTCTGCATCTCTAGTAAACGCTTTCTACGATGCAGCAGCTGCATTAGATGAAAAAGGTGTTTCTACAGAGGGAAGAGTAGGTGTACTAAACCCAAGACAGTACTACGAACTTATACAAGCTGTAGGTTCTAACGGTCTTATCAACAGAGATGAGCAAGGTGATGTATTACAGTCAGGTAACGGCATCATCGAGATTGCAGGCATCAAGATCTACAAGTCAATGAACATTCCGTTCTTTGGTAGATTTGGTACTAAGTACGGTACAGGATCCTCAACAAACCCCGGAGTAACAGATCCCGGCAACACAGGTAGCTTCACAGAAGTTACAATGGTTGACGAAACAGCTGGTTCATCAGCTACTAAGACTGTTAACTCTTATGGTAATGGTACATCTGACTTCGAGAACTCATGCGGACTTATCTTCCAGAAGGAAGCTGCTGGTGTTGTTGAAGCAATCGGACCACAAGTACAGGTAACAAGCGGAGACATATCCGTGGTTTACCAAGGTGACGTAATTTTAGGTCGCCTAGCAATGGGAGCAGACGCACTTAACCCTGCTGCATCAGTTGAATTATTCGCTGGTACATCAACTAAGCCTTCTTCTTTCTAATTTTTTATTTTTTATACGGGGGCTTCGGCTCCCCTTTTTCTTATGGCTTCCACAACTATTGACCTCGATACCGAACTATCCGCAGTGAACTCTATACTGGGAGCTATAGGTCAAGCACCAGTTACATCATTAGTATATGATAACCCAGAGATTGCATTTATATATAATCTACTCCGTGACGCTAACGTAGACACGCAAGCAGAAGGATGGCATTTTAACACAGAAAAACACGTATCATTTACACCAGATGCCAACGGCAAAATAGCTATAGCTAACGATATACTACAGCTAGATGTAGCAGACGGTTGGACTCATAGAGTATATGATGTTATTAGACGTGATGGTTTCTTATATGATAAGATAGATCACACAGATGACTTTTCATCTATCACCGCTATCGACTTAGACGTCGTAAAACTTTACACCTTTGAAAACCTACCTATACCATTTAGACGTTATATCACATATAGAGCGTCAACAAAAGCAGCTACACAGTTGGTTGCAAACCCTAATCTTGTCAAACTATTACAAGGACAAGAAGCATTAGCACGTGCATCTCTTATGGAGTACGAGTGTAATCAGGGTAATCATAGTATGTTTGGATTCCCAGAGAATACAATACATCAAACATATCAACCTTGGAGAAACCTTAGACGATAATGGCAAGCGTAACACAAACCATTCCTAGTTTTACTGGGGGTATATCGGAACAGCCCGATCAATTAAAATTTCCCGGACAAGTTAAGGATGTTGTAAATGCGATACCTGACATTACACGTGGCTTATACAAAAGACCGGGTGCTAAAAGAATAAACTCTCAACCTTTACCAAGCGTAGAACCGGGTGGTTCGTGGTTTCACTACCATCGTGATGACGAAGAAGGATCCTACATAGGACAAATTGCTGCCGATGGACAGCTTAGAATGTGGAAGGCTGATGGTGATAATGCTGGAGCCGCACAGGATATAGTATATGGTACTGGTGGGCAGACAGCAATACAAGATTATTTAGCAACAAGCAACAGTGAAAACATACAATTCCTTACTATCAACGACACTACCTTTGTTAGTAGTCGTGATACTTCTAACGCTAATACGCTGGTAGGTACTTCGGGTACAACTACCGCTAACCCTGATAACCATTTTGCATTTCTTGAAGTAACACGTACAGAAAACGGCAGGCAATATGGACTTAATATTTATGATAATAATACCACAACAACTTTTAATAGAGCAACACGTATAAAAATACTATCTGATGATCTTGATGAGTCAGGTGGTACTGGACAGTGTAGAGGTATTGGTATACAAACATTTAGTATAGATGCTGCTACCAGTTATACAGGTACAGATACAGTACAGGTACGAGGTGTAACTCGCACACCAGCAACAGTTACAGGTGGTGGATCTGCTGTTGCTGTGGGTAGTGATTATATTACTTTTCCATCTGCTCATAATTTTGCAGATGGGGACGCAGTTGTATATACTACAAGTACTACTGTTATTGGTGGTCTAACATCAGGAACTACATACTATGTCCAAAATGGACCTATAAGTGGAGGAGTTTCATTTTATCTTCATGCAAATCAAGCCGACGCATTAGCTAGTACAAACCCTGTAAACCTTACGGACCAAGGTGGTGCAGATGTTCATACTTTTACACCTACATTAGGTGCAGTAGTAACAAGTGGTAAAGAGAATCTTATATTAAAACTTGACATACGTGGACAACAAGGTACTATAGGTGGTGGAGGAGACTCTCCAGATGACTTTGCTGCTGCATACGCTAAAAGTGTAATATTACTACATGGAGGAGAAGGCTGGGAAACCGGTGATAGAGTTACAATTACTATGTCATCTACTAAGGGTGCTACCGTAACTGGTACGTCCAGCAGTGGAACATCTGGTAACTCAGGTAAAGGAGAATCATCTGCTACATATACAATAGAAGTAACAGATCATGAACCTATTGCTGTTAAAGCTACAGTATTTGGTGGCACAGCTGGTAACGGACTTATACGACCAGAGCCTACACCTTTTGATTCTGACACAGCAGTCAGTGGAGACACAGTACTAGGTGGTATTATAGCAGAATTACCATCTGGTATAACTGGTACTATTATTGGTAACGGTATATATCTATCTAGTAGTAATTCTTTTAACTGTGAAATTGTCGAAGATGACCTGATGCGAAGCATGGGTACATCAGTAAACGACGTTACATTACTACCTAAACAGTGTAAACATGGTTATATAGTTAAAGTAGCTAATGCTAGAATATCTGAAGAGGATGATTACTACCTACGATTCGACGGTCTAAATGATCAGGATGGTACAGGCTCGTGGACAGAATGTGCAAAGCCGGGGATAGCTAAAAACCTAACTAATATGCCGTTAGTAATTCAAAGAACAGGTTTAGCTAATCAAGGTACAGTTAACGAAATAGCTACATTTACTATTAAACAGTTTACATATGCAGGCCGAGAAGTAGGTGACGATAATAGTAATCCGTTTCCATCTTTTAAAGATCAACGTATTAATAAAGTATTATTTTTCCGTAACAGATTAGCATTTTTATCTGAAGAAAATGTAATACTATCTAGACCGGGAACTGTAGGTCAACCTGATTTCTTTTCAGAAACAGCACTTACAGTTAGTGCTAACGATCCTATTGATATATCGTGTTCTTCTACATTCCCATCAGAATTATTTGATGGTATAGATATAAACTCAGGTCTTGTAGTATTTAGTACAAACCAGCAGTTTCTATTATCATCAGATGATACAGTACTAAACCCTGATACAGCTAAGTTACGTAGTATATCTACATTTAACTATAATAAAGATATAGCCCCTATATCTCTTGGCACTACAGTTGCCTTTCTTGACAACTCAGGTAAATTTAGCCGACTTATGGAAATGGCTAATATAGCGAGAGAAGGTGAACCAAACGTCGTAAATCAGACTCAGGTAGTACCTACATTGTTACCTAAAGACATAGACTTATTTACAAACTCACGTGAAAACAACCTAGTTATAATGGGTAAAACTGATTCTGACACAGTTCAAGGTTTTAGATATCTTAATGTAGGTGATAAACGTCAACAGTCATCATGGTTTAAATGGAAGTTTAATAATCCATTAAAATATCATTTTATTATAAACGACGAGTATTACTTTTTAGATACTGATAATTTTTTACAAACCGTCAGACTTGTACAACAAGAGTCAGACCCTAGTATTACGCAAGATAATATAGATTTCTTATTACATGTAGATAATTATACAACTGATACAGGTAGTAGTAACAGCTATGATGCGTCTACAAATCTAACTACATTTACTGGTGTACTTTGGCTACCTTTAGTCACAACACCTAACTACGACTTAGTTGTTATAGATACTAACACAACGTCCGTACGTGTAGGTAGATACGGTAAACCTACATTGACTAGCACAACTAGCTTTACACTGCCGGGAGACTGGTCTGGTGTAACCCTAACTATAGGATATTTATACGAGTACAGCGTAGCATTTCCTACTTTCTATCTTTCACGACAGCAAGGTGAAGCTAACAGAGCTGATGTAAACTCATCTCTTGTAGTGCATAGAGTCAAGTTTCACTTCGGTAAGATAGGTCTATATGAAACTACTCTTTCACGTATTGGTAAATCTGATTATACAGAAGTATACGAATCTACAGAGCTAGATGAGTATGATGTGTCAGATGCACCTTACCTAGAAGAGTTTATAAAAACTGTGCCGGTATATGAAAAAAATACCAACGTAGATATTACACTTAAATCAAGTCATCCAGCACCATCCACGCTACGAGCTGTGTCATGGGAAGGAGACTACTCACCCAAATATTATAGACGTGTCTAAATTAGATCAATACGTACACCCAATTACAGAGGAGGCTGCCAAAGAGGTGGCCTCTCACCTACGCCCAGATGACCTCAGAGAGGTTGTAGAAGGCCATGGGCTAGATCCTATGGAAGAACTACTACGAGTGGCAAGGATTGGCTCTGCTGTGTATTTCACAGTACCAGACGGCAAGACTGCCGGACTAGCAGGAGTCGGAGAAGGTGGTGAAATATGGATGCTATGCACTCCAGCTATTCACGACTTTCCAATTACATTTGCAAGAGAAGCTAAACGGTGGGTCGATAGCCGTACTGAGCCTCTATTGTGGAACATAGTAGACTGTAGAAATACAGTACATTTAAAATTACTCAAATTTTTAGGCTTCAAGTTTTTACGTAAGTTTAAACATGGACCAAACAATTTATACTTTATAGAATTTTGCCGTGTGTGCACCAGATCCTAATGCGGGTAGGCGTGAAGCAGCCCGAGTCGAAAATAATAGAAGACATGCTGAATTTAGAGCTGACTCTATTAAACAATGGAATAAAGAATCTAGCTTTAAAGATAACATAACAATGATTCGTGGCTTAGGCAAGTCACGTGATTTAGCTGACTTTCAAGAGTTTACTAAAAACGCTGAAGGTCAAGCATTGTTAGGTAAAGAAAACTTAGCTAGACAATATTTCCAAAATCAAAAAACAAACGAAGGTAATAGATCAACTCGTTTCGGTGGCAAAGCATCATCTGATTATTTTTCTAAGATTGCAAAGATAGACAGAAAGATGTATCAATTAGCTACTGTAGGCGAAGCGAAGACTTTAACCAAAATAGATAGAAGACAGGATGCCATGATTAAACAGCAACATGCTAACTTAGGCATGGGGCCACAGTTTGGTATGCCTACTATGTTGCCTCCTAAAGATAGAGCTGGTCAGTTAATGAACAGTCTAAGCTTTGGACTTAACGTAGCTACTGGAGTTATGGGACTGTTTCCAGCTGGTAGTGATGAAAGAATAAAAAAAGATATTACAAAAATAGGTACATCTATTGATGGTCACAACATTTACAAGTTTAAGTATCTAAGTTCAGATAGAGAATTCGTAGGTGTCATGGCTCAAGAAGTCAAAGAAACACACCCTAAAGCCGTAGTTGAAATGCCTAACGGATTTTACGGTGTATATTATGATCTTATAGACGTCGACTTTAAGGAGGTAGCGTAGTGGATTCAAACATGTTTAATACAGCTGACACTAACTACATGGAGATAGATCCTAAAGGTGATATGGGTATAGCTGCTAATAAAGGTATTACTGATGTTGTTGCTAAAAACAATAGACAGTATAACCTTAATGCTCAAACAGCCGTTGCGTTAGCTACTCAGAAAAGTCAAAACTTTATGAAGCTAGGACAGCTTGTAGGTCAAATAGGTGAGTTTGCTGGTAAAGTAAGAGCTTACAACGAAGATAAAGACAGGCTTAATGCTATTAAAGGTAAAATGGCTAAATATGAAGAAGGAGTTAAAAGCCAAAACCAAAAGCTGCAAGATATCAGCATTGAACAAAACAAAGATTTATTTAATCCGAGTAATGAAACTAATGTTAATTTTAAAAAAGCAAACGACCTAGCTTTATCAGATCCAGCTACTAAAGCTTTAGCAGTAGAAAGTAATGCAGCTTACACCGAAGGTATGCAGTTAGCATTTAAAGCTGACAAAGACTTTCAAGTTACTAACAGTCTAGATGCTGGATTAGAAGGTATTGCTTTGTATCAAACATTAGGTGTTCCTGACTTTGAAACAAAAGGTGCTGCTACAGTTGATGCTCTTGCTAAAAACTATCAAGGTTACTTAGCTGCTAATCAAGACTTTAAAGTGCCAACAGAGTATGGTATGATAAGTTTAATGGACGCTAAAGCATCTGGTCAGATAGGACAACTTGATGCGGTTAAAAATTTTCATGAAGGAGCTTTCTATCATACTGCTGGTGTTTTTGGTGGTAAAAATAAACTTAGTAATGCAAACATACTTAAGCTATTAAAATCTACACAAAACACAGATAAGATAGAGCGTACACAGTTTGTTAACGAAACATTTGCTCAAGCTAAGAAAGATTACGAAACTAAACGACAGTCAGATTTTGCGTCTGCTGCTAAAGTTGATCCTAAAGCAGCTTTATTTGGTACTGATGGAGACCCTCTGTCTGGATCAATAGCTAAACTACAAAAGCTTACGGGTAGTAAAGATACAACTAAAGCATTAGATACTATCTATGCAGACATAGCTGTACTAGCTGAAAAACGTGAACTTACATCAACAGACCTAGCAGCTATAGCTAATATAAATGGTGTCTCAGCACGTGATGGTTCTGGTAAAAAAACATTACAAGAACTATTTCCGGGCTTTCATGCTAAAATAGAAGGACTAGCTGGTAGACAGTTACGAGTAGAAACATTAGAAAAAGAATCTAAAAATGTAGCTAAAGTAAATGAGGTTGTAGATGCAGCAATAGCAACTTTAGATCAAACAGATGCTGGTGCTACTGAAGTACATTTAAAAGCTGAAATACAAAACGCTAAAGAACTTTTAAGAGATAACGGTATAGATGTGTCTAAGGATGGTAACTATTATAGATACTTTAATCGTCTTAATAATTATCATACAAAAGATGATCAAGTTGATGATGCTACAATTCCTATGATTGACCATGCTATACTCAACAAAGAGTTTCCAACTGCTAAAGCATTAATTAAAACCCTTAATGATCCTAAAGTAGCAGAAGAAAAAACTAAAGAATTAAAAGGTTTCGATGTCTTTGAAAAAAATAAAGACGATTATAAAGCTGGTAAAAAAACATTAACTGATTACATAGATACTAACACAGGTATTACAAATACTACTGCTACAGGAAATATTAAAAATAGTGTAATTACTGCTAATGCTGTAGAACATTATGACGAGCAAATATTAAAATTAGTTAAAGAAGGTGTACCGTTTAAACGTGCTCAACAAGACGCATTTAAGTTTATAAAAGATAGACTTGATGGAGAAAAAATAGGTGCTGGTAAAAACGAAAGAGGTGGTGGTGTAAAAACTAAAGCCGGTGTTAACTTAAACTTTGGTGAATACTATCTAACAGGTGGTAAAGGTGCATATGAAGGTAGTAGAGAATATAATACAGCTTTTGCTGCATACGAAGCTGGTGTTGCTCTTAAAAATCCTAAAACTAAAAATGACTGGTTGTCAAATCCTAATGCACATAGCTTTGAACCTGTACAAGAATTACTAGAGTATACAAACGGTGGTAAAATACCAATGTACTACATAGAAGCTAGTAAAGATTTAAGGTTTACTACAGCTCATGACTTAATGAACAAACGATTAGAAGCACTAGGTTATAATGAGGAAAAAGGACGATTAAGAGCTGACGTCATGAATGACATGCCTAACTCTCTTGTTAAAAAGTTACTGACCTATATGCCTACTAAAACAAAAACTGGTAGAGCTTTATATGAAATGGATCCAAACGAACGTAATAGTTTTTTTGCAAATTATCTAACTAAAACTAGAAACGCACAGTTTGGTAATGTATCAGCTACAAATAAAGAAAAATTAGATTTTGAAAATATACCTATAAATCAAACCTTAAATGCAGCTGTACAACATGGTTATGGATTTAATGGTTTTGGTAGATATAAAATTCTACCTTCAGATATACGAAAACTAGAACAAATTTCTGGTTTAGATTTTAACGTAGATACACTAAACGAAACTAATCAAAAACTTTTAATGACTGCACAAGCAATGCACAACTCCGGGCTAAGTAACTACTTTAGTACTGGAAGAATAGATATGGGCAGCCTTAACGAATTAGATATGCTAGGTGTCTATGACGATAAAGATGTACATAATCAACCATTTATGTCTACACCAGAACTTATAGACGAGTTTTGGTTTACTGACTATGGTGATATGATAGACTACGGAGAATAA